CGATCTGCTCTGCCATCACGCCCTTGAGATCATGGATCGGACTGGCACCGGCCGACGGGTCGTCGGGATTATAGCCATGGAAGATCAGCAAGTCCTTCGTGCTCACCTCGGTGGGCCCCGCGGAAGAGGGTGCCTGGATCACGTAGGTGTCAGGCGCGAAAACAGTGCCGCCCTTGCGGTCGGTGACCCACGTAGGCGGAATCGGATGAATCGACCAGCCCGACGCGCTCGAGGAATCGGGCAGCACGAGCCAGTAGGCCGTGTCGTAGAGATCAAGGTCACCAACGAGGCGCTCCAACAATTCGTAGCGCGTCATGTCGGCGTTGGGATGGTTGAGGAGCTGGATGAGCGGATCCGTGTGGACACGGGTGCGGTCGGTGTCGGAGTTGCGTTCGAACAATTGCAACTTCAGCTGGGCAACGTTGCGCTGGCGGAATCCAATAACACGGCGCAAGTTCGCCTGCGTTTTGAAAAGCTGCGCTGGTGTCTGTCCTTCTGCGAATCCGAAGATCTCGGGCTCTACCTGGAAAATGTAATTTGCCGGATTCGAGAATCGCTTGGTGAGAGATTGCCAGAGTGACATCGATTCTCCCTTCGGAAGTTCACAGGATCATGAGGCCGTGGTCGCCGTAGGCGCTTTCAGGCTGGAGTTCAGGCGTTTCGGCTTCAAGGCCGAACAGTGCGTAGGATTCGGCCACCAAACCGGAGATCTGAATGGGCGCGTCACGCCGGTTCCATACGACAACCTCGCCCAAGTGCCGCACGATGGCGGAGTTCACTTGGTTTTCGATGGCAGGCTGGGGCGGGTGCCGCAGCTTTCCCTCACGCACGCGGTCCTTGATGCGGCCGGTCGCCGAACCCAATTTGCTGCCCTCGACGCGGTGCACCGTCCAGCCCTTCTCCACCAGTGGGTCGATGAGATCGGATGCGGGGCAGCCCTTGCCTTGGATAGCGATTTCGGTGATTCCCGGGTTCTGCGTTTTGATGAGGTCGAGGACCTTGGGCACCCACATGATGCCGTCGCGGCGCAGGATCGTCTCCACGTGCGGAAGTCCGTCGGGGCGGAATCCGGCGGCGCTGATCCACGTGGTCTGCCGGTCGTCGCTGACGTCAATGCCGAGGACGATACGAGAGTTCGCGGCGATGGCGCTGTTCTCGTCGATTCCCTGAGCCCAGCGTTTGGGATCGATGTAGGGGTCGACGTCGGCGGTGACCCACTGGCAGAGGACCTCGGTTCTGAAATGAGCTTCGCTCATCCCGTCAATGTCGCTGCGAATGCTTTGCACGCTCATGGGACCATAGCCGACGCTGGGGTTGGCTTGGAGTATTCCCGCTTCGTCGTCGACCGCGCACTTGTCTGGTGCCGACCATTCGAAATAGCCGAACGATCCGTCGTTGGCGGAAAGCCATTCCTCGATGCTTTGGATTCCGGCGTCGACGAACTCATGCCAGGCGCGTACGAGGCTGCGGCCTTTGTCGACCTGCTTCTTCAGCACGATGCTGCGGTAGTCACCAGCGTTCGAGATTCCCCACAATTGGCCTGACCAGATGGCTTTGGTAATCTGGCTGACCGCGTTCCACCCATCCTCGGTGTGCTGCTCGCGCAGCTCGTCGAAGATGGCCTTGGCGGCCGACTTGGAGCGGATGTTGTTGGCGGCGCGCACGATGTACTGGGCGCGAGAGTAGGCGATGATAGCTTCCTCACCGTTGACATTGCTGATCTTGGCGACCTCGGATTGGAGCGCGGGAACCGCGAGGTCGTTGTCCTCCTCGGTCTCGGGCCTCGGGTTGCTCCAGATCTTCACCTGGTTGTATGGGCCCTTCGCGTTATCCAACGTTTGGGCGGCCCCGACGATGACGAATTTCACCGGCGGCACTCGATCGGGGTGCCGATGAGAGTCGACAAACAGCCACCACGCGGCAAGTACGCCCATCAGCGTGGTCTTGCCGTTCTGGCGTGCGACCTCGACGATGACCTTGCGGAAACGGTAAGAACCATCCTCGTTGAGTTCGAGGGCGTGGATGAGCAGCCACTGCTGCCACGGATACAGGGAGACGTGCAGCACCTGCTCGGCGAAGTCGATGACCTCGTAGCCCAATGTTGTCTCGCGCGTCAGTGGCCTCAGCGCCGGAGTGAACAGTCGGGGCTCGGTGCGCCCGTATGCGACGTCGCCCATGAGATCACCTCGCTACGCTGACTGGCGGTGCCTGTCCATAAATGCCTGAAGATCGTTGCGCGGCTGCGCCACGGTTTTCTTCATGCCGGAGGTCTTGGAACCCTTCGTGTCCTCCGTATGGATCGTGAGGCCGAGAGCGTCGAGATATTTGAGAAACGTTGGCAGCGTGACGTTGTCGAATTTGCCGTCCACCATGAAATCGTTGGCCTCGAGAACGCCGAGCCTGTCGGCCATCATCCTGCACGTGGCAACGAGCACGGAATGCTCCGCCTTCAGATGCGGCGCGTTCCTCAGACTGCGTTCCAGGGCCTCGGAAATGAACTGGTCGGGGAATTTCTCCCGCTTCTTCTTCTCAACCATGCTTATCTGCCCCTATTTTCAATGAAAATCAACGACCCAGACCTCATACCGCGCGCGCGACCCCCGGTACAGGAAAACCTCGGGGGGAGAGGACTGGCACGGCGCGGGTAGTGGGCCGCGTTCCGGGGGTTCAGAGATCAGACCGCCCCTCCCCCGATGGGTGTGCCATGAGAGAGTCGAAAGTGTCTGTGAATGTTTTTGCGGCTGTTCTGAATGCGGATTCCGCGCGCGATTCATCGACGATGACAGAGGTGCGGGGCTGCTTGTCTTTGGCGCGCAGCGCATGGCCGGAGACGGGCAGGTTGATGCTCATGGTGCCGAGCTTGTGGCCTGCGTCGTCGACTATATGGAGTCGCTGTTTTGCTGTACCTATGGTGCGCATCAGTACCACCTTCGTGAGAGTGTGCCGAGGCTTGCCTCGGGATCCTTGTTGCCGCGCAGGATGTTGCAGCTGCGGTGGCTTGGCCTGAAGCCTGCGGGGTCGAACTGGAGCTCTGGGCGCTTCGATACCGGGAACTCGTGATCGAGGTTGAAGCTGTCGTCACTCGAACCGGGTGCCACCGAATAGTCGATGGGAAGCCCGCACAGCCAGCAGGGCGCATCCTTCTCCTTGCATTCGGAGAGGAAGCGCTGCTTGTCCTTCTCAAAGGCGCGGGTGTGCTTCCTCTGCGTGGGCATCAGGCGGTGGCCATCTGCCCGGAGTCTTGCATGGCCTTGATGACGGCGGCGAGCGTGGTGCTCAGCGCGGCGGCATCAGCGTCTGCGGCTGGAGCGGCGACTGCTGCGGCCTGCTTCGCCGTGCCCGCTGTTGCGACGGTTGCGGCTTTGGGGAGGTCTGCGGTCTTGGCGTAGGCGCTGAGGTCAGGGACGGTGCCTCCGCCGATGTCGATGGCTTTGCCGTCCTCGTCGACGAAGCTCACGTTTGTCGCGGCCTGATTGTCAGGCTGGTCCTCGGACACGATGCGTGCGAATTGAGTTGTCATATTTTTCTCCAATTAGGTGGTTTCGGTTTGCGTTATTCTCATAACTGTGTTATGATATAAGTACTTCAAGAAAAGGAGGTGAACATGAGTCCCAAGGATTGGATACCGATGATATTGCAAGCAATATCGATAGGCCTCTCGTCACTGGCCATCTGGCTGGAGCACCGCAGAAGCCCACCACGGCACAAGAAGTAAAATCAAAGAGGGGATTCCGAATATTCGTAGTATCCAGAATCCCCTCCCTCAATCCTAAAGGACTCACACCCATCATGAAAAGACCACTCATCTACGGCATCATCGCCACCGTATTCGGCATCCTCAGCCTGAGCGCATCAATCGCCACGCACAACGTATTGGGGGGCGGCGGGTTCGGACTGGCCGCGGGCCTCATGGGACTCGCGGCAGGAATGGCAGGCAACCACCATGGCGACTGAGTATCTCAGCGTGACCGAGATAGCCGAGAGGCTGGGCATCACCAAACCCGCACTGCTCAGCCTCTCCATGCCAGAACCTGACGCGCTCATAGGCCGCACTCGTGGCTGGCTGCCCGAGACCATCGACCAGTGGAACGCACAGCGTCCCGGACATGGTGGTAGACCTCGGAAAAAGTAAATGCTGTCTCGTCTCACGGAATGTGAAGAGCTGATGTGGCAATCAGGATTGAGTCTATA